AACGAGGTGGGCGGTGGGGTCGGCTCGGACGGGGGCTCTGCTGCCGGAGCCGCAGCAGCGGGCGCAGCCGGCTCGGGGGCCGAAGGCTTCACGTCGCCCAACAGGTCGTCGTTGTCGTTGGCCTGCAGCCGCTCGACCAGCTCCGGTACCGTACCACTGACCGGCAGACCACGTTTGCCGGCCTCGTCCTTGAGCTGTTCCTTGTTCATGCTGTCGTAATCCACGCTCGCACCCCTCATCTCGGCCTAGGTCTCCAGTTTACCAACACCGACGAAAGCCGAGGACCGGCTCTTGGGGTCGAGCCGAGTCGCCCCCACAAGCCGGTCCTCAGTTCGGGTACCCGACGTTAGTCGGTGATCCGCTCCACCACAGATGCGGCCATCTCGTGCGTGAGCACGAAGCCGCGCCGTGTGCGGAACTTGATCGCGTAGTCGTCGGTGTCGTCCTGCGCCCGAGCGTCGTCGGTCAGCGTCTCCGGTCCGCTCCGGTCACCGCGCTTGAGGAACCGCGCGTTGACGAAGAAGATCAGATCGTTGCCGGCCGGGCTGCCGGTGTTGGTCGCCGAAGTCTTGGCGCCCCGGCTCCAGGCGATCGGCACGTTGAACAGGAGGTCCGGAGTGCCGTTGCCCGGCAACCCGATCCCCATGCCCGGCTGGAAGATCGGCCGCCCCTGGGCGTCGACGCACAGACGCAGCGCGTCGCGCCAGCCCGGGTGGGCGATCACCAGCGAGTCAGCCGGCGACCAGTACTTACCAGTCTCGACCTTCTTGAACATCGACGAGAGCTTCTCGTAAAGCGACGTGCCCAGGGGAGTCGCTGGCAACGAGATGAGGTCGTCGTCCCAAGTGGTGTAGTTCGTGTCGGCGGTGTAGCCAGTGTCGGAGTTGGTCGAGCGCAGAGCGCGGTAGACCGAGGTGAACGGAACGGAGGTGCCGTTCTCCGCACCTGTGACCGCGAGGCAGGCGTTGTCGAACACGTCCGCGTAGGAGATCGCCCAGTCCACACCCTTGGTGCGGATGACGTCCATGCGGGTCGACGCGTCGGCCAGGTCGTCCTCGTCGATCTTGAATCGGGCGATGAACCGGCGAGCGGTGATCGTGACCTCGTCGTTGGTCGAGGTGTCGTCGGTGTAGGTCGTCCCGGCGGTGACCGTGATACCCGCCGAACGCGGGATCGACTTGGTCTTGGACCGCATCGGAACGCGGCTGCCGAATCGCTCGATCACCGACTCCATCAGGACCCGCTGTACGACCTCGGAGTCGTACTCGATCGGGATCCAGTCGGTCACCGTAGCAGCGGCGCCACCAGCCACCATGTAGATCGGCTCGCCGAGCTTGTTGAACCCGATGATCGCGTGGCGCGGGTCGGACGAAGAGAACTCCAGCGGGCCCTCGTCAGGCCCGATCAACCATTCGGGCAGCTGCCCAGGCTTGTGCAGCGTTTCCACGCCAAACTCCTCCCCGCATACGCGAGATCGACAGTAAGAGAACCTGATCGCTCGTCGCGAGCGGAGATGCCCGTCTCGGGCCGGCGCCCCGTAAGGAGTCCACCTGGAAGCATTGTAGCACGCCCAGGTGTACCCTAGACGTATGGCCAAGCTAACCGCCGCCGCCAGGCGTAGGCTGCCGGCGAGCGCATTTGTCTACCCGAAGGCACGCAAGTATCCGATCCACGATCGAGCACACGCCAGAGCCGCCCTAGCCTACTCGAAGCGGTCCAACACCTACGGTACCTACTCACGGGTCGCCGCCGCCGTCCGGTCCCGCTACCCCGGCATGGCCGTGGGCGGCACCCGCCGTCGCAGTACCCGCCGCAAACGCCGGTAGCCAATGATACGATGGCCTAACTAGAAAGGAGCTGGCCATCGACCTGGGAAACCTCCTGCCTCTGGGCAAGGTGACCGACTTCGGCGACCTGATCCATCAGGAGCGCTGGTTGGTCAAGGGCCGCCGGTTCAGCATTCTCGCGCATTGGGGAGTCGAGCGGGACACTACCGCAGCTGACCGAGTGCCGGGACCACCTGCAACCCCCGCACCCAGAAAGGCAGACACGATCATGGATCTTCACGCCGACAAGCAGCGCCCCGTCTCGGTCACGGCTGGCGACGAGTTCAACAACCCGACCACGTTCAACGGCACGATCACCTACGTCGGTGACAACCCGGGCTTGGTGAACGTGGTCGACAACGGCGACGGCACCGCGAACGTAGCGGCCGTCGGCGGCACCGGCAACCTTGGTGTCGCGAACATGACGATCACGCTCACTCCGACCAACGGCGTTCCGGTCGAGCGAGTCGAGGCGATCAACGTGATCGCGGGCGACGCCGAAACCTTCAGGGTTGTGGCGGGCGACGAGACCGAGGTCACCCCCGACGTGTAAGGCCGACCCTCCCCTGGGGGACAGATGCCCCCGTCAGACCGGACCACCGGCTGGCGGGGGCATCTTCTTGTTCAGCTGCCGCGCAGCCGACTAACGATCTGCTTCTCCCAGGAGTCTTTTGTCGCCGGAGGTCGGGTGCGAGTGCCACCATCCACGTCCTCGCCGCCAGTGCGGGTCGCACCCGTGCCGTTGGCCCGCTGGAACCACTCGGGGATCTCGGTCTGCAGAGATTGGGCCACCTTGTCCGCGCCGGTGACCGAACCGTCCAGGTCGACCTCGATTTCTCCGAGGTCTACCACCCGCAGAGCTGTCTCCAGCTTGCCCTTGAACTTCATGCCCTTCAGGGCCGATTCCAGGGTCGCTCGCCGTAGGGCATCCCGCAACGTGTCGTTCTCCTCGGCCGCGCTGGCGCTGTGCTGTTCCAGGCGCAACTGGACCCGCCGTTCGACCTCGGCCTCATCAAACCCGGTCTTGGCTGGCGTCGGCTCGCCGGAGTCAGTCGGCGCAGTCCCGGGAGGCATCGACGAACCCTGCACGGGCTGCCCGGTCTCCTTGTCCACCCCGATCGTCGCCAGCCAGGAGTCCAGGTCTTTGATGCCGTGCTTGTCGGCCCATTGGCCCAGCTTACGTCGGCTGGCGAGCTCCTGGTTGTTCCGCTTCACCCCAGCTTCGAGCCTGGCGATCTGCTCCTGGAGCTGTTTGTACGTCGGCTTGTTCGTCCGCTGGGGCTGCGGCTCCTCGTCCGGCTCGTCCTCGTCTTCGTCCTCGTCCTCGTCGCCACCGAACTCGTCGGGCTCGTCTTCGTCTCCGCTGTCGGCGATGATCTCCCCGTCCCGAGGAGCTCCACCGCCTGGCAGGTAGAGCGGCAGTCCGTTCTTGCTGTACCCGATCAGATCCCCGGCGTGCGCCTCGTCCAAAGGCACCGGGGAGATTCGATTGGTCATCCCGACCTCTCCGATTCACTTGTCCCAGCCCGTCCCGGGCCTAGGTCAAGATTGTACCCTCCCGGGTCGTCGGAGATTCCTCATGAGTCCTCCCAGAGAGCGGCCGTCCTGTTTAGGATGACCCACTGGTCGGCCGCTGAATCTTCACCGAAGTCGTCGACCGCGCCCGTGTGACCGCCTATGACCCGGATCGCGTCATAGCCGGCCGCAGCCGCCGCCGCCCCCATGTCGACTTTAGTCTTGTCGGCACGTACCCGCAGCGCTTTGACCTTGTCGCTTTCCCGGTAGACCCGCCATTTCAGGACTCTGGCATCCGGACGCACCACCATCGCCTGGATGCTGCCTTCGGGTGGTTCGTCCTTCAGCCATCCCTCGGTGGCGTAGTACTCGGCGTCATCTTGACTCACGGTGGCGTAGATCCCGTTGCCATATAGGCCGCCGCCGTAGCCGATCTCTCCGTGTCGCAGGCCATGAAGGTGCTCGGCGAAGCGCGAGCCGCCAGCCCCCCTCCACAGTCTGACACCACCCGCCCCGGCTGCTTGGTCCAGGTCCTGCTTGTTGCCGACCTCGGGCAGGGCATCCCAGCCCTGTGCCCGTGCAATCACGGTCAGATCGCTTTCGCCGGCCAGCTCACCGGACAGGTCGCGACCCCGGACATACCTGCGTCCGAGCTGTGCCGAGAGCTTGTCCATCCAGCCGCCGACCCGATCGACAAACTCGCCGTTGGTCGGATCGCGGGGATGTTCTGCCTCGTCCCACTTCATGAGATCGGAAGAGCACACGTCTGAACTCCAGTCACTC